TTCCTTTGGTGGATTCTCTAGGAGCATACTCATGGCGTGCGCATCTTGCGGCGGCAAAGCTCGGCTTTCGTCGTCCTCCAAACTTACCCGGAATTCCGGCACGACCACGACTTCTTCTTCGGTGAAGGTCGTGAACAGCCAGACGGTTGAAGGCAATCGAGTTCAGACGGCAGTTGCCAGCTATCCGAATTCGCCGACCAGGACCAAGATTTGACGAATGGCGGGAGCGCTAAACGTTCAGCTTGGTGAAGCGTTCCTGCCACTCTTCCAGCCCTTCTCATATAAGGCGCTGTACGGCGGTCGCGGCACCGCAAAGTCATACAGTATCGCCACGGCATTGGTGATTATCGCGCATTCGAAAAAGACCCGTATCGTTTGCGGTCGTCAGTTTCAGAACTCGATCAAGGACTCGGCAAAATCCACGATTGAGAATCGCATCACCTTCCTGGGTCTCGAGCGTGAGTTTCATATAACTCAGTACGAGATCATCCATAAGCGTACTGGATCGCGCTTCACCTTCATCGGTCTCGACCGCAACAAGGACAGCATCAAGTCCTTGGATGACGTCGATATCCTGTGGATTGAAGAAGCCAGGAACGTCTCCAACCAGTCGTTGGAAATTATCGTTCCGACAATTCGTAAGCCCGGTGCAGAAATCTGGGCTTCTTGGAACCCGGTTCTTCCCGAGGATCCAGTCGATTATTTCTTCAGAGGGCCAGTTCCTCCGAAGCGGTCGTACATCAAGCAGGTTACTGTCGCGGACAATCCTTGGTTCTACCAGACCAGAATGCCCGACGACATGGAGCGAATGAAGCAACTGAACTTCAATCGCTACAAACATATCTGGCTTGGGGACTACGACCTCATGGACGACAGCCGCGTCTTCACCAATTGGGAAGTCGGCCGCGTTCAGATTTCAGATTTCGACAGGCCGCTATTCGGGTTGGATTTTGGCTTCGCCACGGACCCCTGCGCTCTGATCAAGCTCTACGTTCTGGAGCGCACCAAGACGATTTACATTGCTCAGGAAATGTTCGGTCACTTTAAACTGACCGAGCTCCCGACGATGGTTGATACGGTCACAGAATCGCGTAAGTATCCGATCGTGGCGGACCATTCCCGCCCTGAAGATATTGGCTACCTGCGCGGCAAGGGCTTTAACGTCGTCGCTTGTAAGAAGGGCAACGGCTCGGTCAAGACCGGTATCACTTGGCTCCAGGGCTACAAGATTGTCATTGCCCCGGAATGCGCATGGATGCAAAACGAGGCGCGGCTGTATAGCTGGCAGACGGAGAAATTAACGGGCAAGGTACTGCCTGTTCTGTGTGACAGCGACAACCACGGTTGGGACGCAATCCGGTATGCAACCGAGGAGGCTCGCGAGAACTCCTCCAAAACTGTCAGGAAGTTAAGGTTCTAAATGTCTCTTCTTGACGCATTTCGCAGAAAAGCCCGACCGCTTAGGAACGCGCTTGACAATCCGCAACGCTTCGCCATCAAGATGTTCGGCAATGCCAGCATCCCGGCGATGAATAATGCCCTGCTCTGGACCGGCAAGGAAGCCATGGGTCACCCCGTGATCTATCGGTGTGTGAACAAAATCGGCCTTGCAGTTCAGGACATTAAGTGGTACGTTGATACGGACCCGGAATACAAAGGGCGTGAGAAGAACGCGAAGTATGTCAAGGACATCCAGGCGGTCCTCGATTCACCCAACGATGAGCAGATGGCCTCGCAGCTACGGTACTGGCTGGCGATCAACAAGGCCATCTACAATCGTTTCCAGATAAAGGTGGGCGTCAATGTCGACAGACGACCGAATGCGATCTACCCCTTATCCGCCGAGTACTTCAAAACAAAGTACAAGGACAACGGTCTTATCGACCACTACGTCTACGACCCCGGCGGAACGGAGCAAAATCTACCGACGCGCCGTCAGGTCGACCCAAGGCTTGATGGAAATCTCGAAAGAGCCTTCGCCTACGCCTACATCACCCCGAGCCTCTCGGGAGCAGAAGTAGGTAAGTTCGGTGAGGCGGCCAACGCACCGCTGGTTTCGATCTATAAGCCAGCCCGCGTCATTAGCATGCTTATCCAGCGTGCCGACGACACGGCTTCCGGCCACCCGAATGTCAAGTACATCATCGCTGGTGAAAAGACACTTGGGGTCGAGCAAGAGGATGCTCTGGACGAGGAAATGAACGATCGGCAGGTTGGCAAGGAAGAGAGCGGCAACGTTCTTATCCTGAACAACACTTCTGTCCAAGTCCACAAGCTGGACAACGGCATGAACGACATTCATTCCAAGGTGCCGATGGATGACATGACTCGCATGATCTATGCGGCATATGGTATCCCTCTGGCTCTGGCGGGCATCAACTCCGCAGACGCTTCCAAGTTCGCCGGTAACTTCGAAAGTTCTCGGCGTTCGTTCTACGAAGACACCATCATCCCGAACTACTGCGGACCTATCGCCGAGGGCTTGACCAACGCGCTGTGTCCGCCGGGTTTGAAGGTGTACTTCGATCACGACTCCATCCCCGGCCTTGGGGAAATTCGCTCCAACAAGGCCAAGACCCTCCAAGGTGTTGGGTTCCTCACTCAGGACGAGAAACGTGAGCTCTGTGGCTTCCCGCCAATCAGAGGGCATGTGGCTTCCCCGAATGATCCCGACACCACCCTGGATCAAATTCCGGAGAAGACTGATGTCGGAACTACTTCGCAAACTTAAGCGTGGTGAACGCCCCGAGGCGAGACAAGCCACGTTCAAGCTGCGCCAGCCGACCGACGCTGAAGTCAAGGCGTTGGGCGACAAGCCGGATGGCTATATCGCCGGTTGGGCTTCCACTCCGGATTTGGACAGCTATCGGGACATTGTCATGCCCGGCGCTTTCCAGGAGTCGATCAACAAGCGCGGCACCAAGGGTCCGAAGGGCATCAAGTTCCTTATCGGTCACGACTGGGACAAGCCCGCTGGCAAGATCGAGGTTCTGGAGTATCGTGGGGACAGCCTCTGGATTGAAGTTCAGCTCAACCTGAACATCAGCTACGCCAAGGACTTCTACGAAGCCTCCAAATCCATGGATGGCCTCAGCTTCTCGGTTGGGTTCTGGCTCCAGGAATGGACCATCAAGCGCGACGAGAACGACAAGGAGTACTTCCTGCTGCACAAGGGAGACCTCTTCGAAGTTTCCGGCGTGCCGTTCCCCGCGAACGAAGAAGCCTACATGACTTTCGTCAAGTCGGCGAACGCACCAATCATGCGGTCCATCTTCGAGGTAGAAGCCGAGGATGCTGATCCGTACGACAACGAAGAGCCGCCAGCCTCTCTGGCGGAATTCGAGAAACGCCTCATCAGTATGGGGCTAGTTCAGACCAGAAAAGACGCAAAGCTGATCACCCTGGAGGTCAAATCAGCAGTGCAGCTATTTCTGAAGAAAGATGCGCCGGAGGTTGAACCACCGGAGCAGGAGACCACTGAAGCCCCGGAGGCGGAAGAAGGAATCCAAAAAGCACTTGAGCTTATGTCGTCCATCCGACAGAAGTTCGCTTCCGCCAATTGAAAACAGGGGTTAATCATGACCACGAAGACCGCAATCGAGCTCGGCATCGAAAAGCTGACCGAAGAGCTCACCAGCCTCCAGGGCACGATGTCCTCGAAGGCCACCGAACTGGACAGCCAGTACAAGGAACTCAAGTCGCACTTCGACGGCAAGTCCGGAAACGACGCTGAGCTCAAGTCCAAGGTCGAAGAGCATACCCAGAAATATGCTGAGCTGTCGACCGAATATCAGACGATCAAGGCTGCCGTCGATCAGATCCGCCGCGAACTCGAGGCTCCGGTTTTCCGGGCGCGCAACGAGAAGGAACTGGCCGAGGAAGACAAGAAGAACGCGATCGAACTTCAGCGTCGCGCGTTCGTTGCCAAGGGCGGCGAAGAAGACAAGTTCCAGGCAGACAGCGAAAAGCTGGTCAACCTCGCAGATTACCGTGGGGCAGCCCAGAAGCTCGTCAAGTTCGGCGGCCTGAAGAAGCGCGGCGAGATCTACCGCGAAAACTTCACCGACGCTGAGCGCAAGGCATTCGACGCCGCTTCGCTCGACACCGCCTTCTTCTCGCCGGAAGTTCTCGGCCTTACCGTGGACTGCAATGTCGAGTGCGCCAGCCTCCTGGACCTGTACGGTCAGGTCACGGTTTCCCGCTCGAAGTTCATGTATCCGCGTGTCGAAGACTACGGTGCGATCGGCTCCTACCACTGCGACGTGGACTGCGACGCCGACCTCGGACCGGAAGGGAACATCAAGTACCTGCACGGCAAGACCAACGACTTCCGCGGAGTTTTCTGCTTCCTGAAGAAGGTCCTGGAAGAAGCCAACTACGACTTCCTGTCGTTCATGCTTCTCTCGGCGCAGCGCTCGTATCGCATCAACCGCAACCGTGCGCTCATCACCGGCGACGGCGACAACGAGCCGCTCGGCTGGCTGACGGCCGACTGCTTCCCGAAAAAGACGACGCCCGGTCAGACGTTCAATCACGTCGATTTCCGCCGCTTCATCTCTTCGGCGCCTGTCGAGTACGGCCCGGTCGTACCGGTCATGCACCAGAACGTCTTTGGCTACCTTGCTTCGGCCACCGACAACTCCGGCCGCTTCATCTTCGGCGATGGCATCATGACCTTCTCGCCGGACGATGTCCGCGAACGCATCCGGATTTCGAACTGCCTTCCTGACCCGACCGAAGGCAACACGAAGGGCTCGGCCGAGAATCCGTTCGACGCCGGCGATTTCATCCTCGCTGCTGGCAATTGGGACATGGCGTACTCCAACGTCAACAAGTCGCCCATGACCTTCGAGCAGTACATCGGCGGTTCGTCCAAGTGGTGCGTCAAGTACCAGTTCGGCGCCGAAGACGGTTCGTTCGTCAAGTGCTGCCAAGCCGCGCAGGTGCTCAAGGTCGGCTCTGCCGCCTAATCCAACTCGGTTGGGGCTTCGGCCCCTCCTTCTCCCGCCGATCCAACTGAGGTATCAGACATGATCAACAATCCTGGAATCCAGTCGCCGGGCGTTATCGCTTGGGACGGAGCCGCCGCTCGCTTCCACGATGCGAGCAAGTTCGTGGACTTTGGGTTCACGTTCGAGGTCCTCACCGACCTCGCCGCCGACGCCATTTTCGTTGTGCAGTTCGCTCCGGCCTCCGCTGGCGACCCCTGCGTTGCTGGCACTCCGTACGACGCTCCGGCCAACGCCGTCTGCCAAGCTCCGCTCGAGCCCGATGCAGTCGCCACGGTCACGCTTCCGGCTGGCACCGTTGCCGGTACGGTCTGCTCCGGTACGGTTCCTTGCCGCCCGGACAAGTTCGTCGGTCTCCGCCACGTGTCGGGTGGAACCAACGTTCGGGCCGTTCTGGTCCGGCAGGGTCCGCGAGTTTAATGCGGCTTCCGCTGAAAACAAAGAAGGTGCGGGCGGGCGACCTCGTCCGCACTTCCATTTGGGGCTCAAAACTCCCTGAGGATCGGATCAAGATAACGGCTTGGTCCAAGTGTCCCGGAGACGAGCACTTCGGTCCGTACATACCGAAGGAAATCATGGAGGCCCATAGCATTGGGGACTCTGTGACAATGATTGTACCTACCAGTTGGAACATCACGGCACGACGACCAACGGTAGATGTGGAATTCTTCGCCGACGAGACCATGCAGTTTCGTCTTTGTCAGGAAACGGACTTGTCCAATAAGCCCGTTGTTAAAGTCAGGATAAGACGTTATGGAAAAACTGCAATTGCGATCAGACGGTATATACGAAACTGCCTCCGGAAAATTCGCGGTGAAGCCATTGCGGGTGACCGGACAGAGCTCTGACCACAAGTGGTTCCAGTACAAATCGGAACCGTTCGCTGATCCGACGCGTGTCGTCTGGCTCGTAGATGATGAACTCATCGTCATCGACTCTGACATCGCCGCCTTCATGGTGCGGATGCGCTATGCTCGCAACGCCATGGAGGCCGAAGCCGAGCGCTGGAATCAACGAGTAGCCGAACTCGAAGCGCAGAATCCGCTGGACCAGCAGGAACCAGCACAGGAGCCCGCCAGCACGCAAACCGCCACGGCGGCCACTACCCCTGCCGAGGGCGTAGAGACCGCGCAGGAAGGCCAGGATAACGGCAACAGCGGCACTGTAGCAAGCGAGGCCGCCACCACCGCGCAGCAGCTTGGGGAACCAACGCCCGCTGACGAAAAGCCCGCAGAGGAACAATCCTCTGAGAGCGGTCAACAGGAGGAAACTCCGGCTGACCAATCCGAAGGTTCTCAGGAGACTGGGAGCCAGTCTGAAACCGATGACGAAGCCTCGAAGGATGGCGCTGAGGAAACTCAGAAGAAATCCCGCAAAGGTAAGTCTGGAACCACAGGGATCCTCTGATGGTTAAGCTCTCCTGCCGCCCGGCATGCGGAAGCAATACGGCCACTGTGCTGGCTTCCATGCCGTGCTTCACCTGCGTCGCTCCGACGCCCTGACCTGAATATGCGTGGTGGGGAATCGTCTCCACCACGTTTCCATCGTGGGGAATATTATGATCCGTTTCTCTGTTGACCCGCGTGACGCCTACAAGAGCGGCGGCGCTTGCAACTCATGCTGCTGCGCTCAGGCGACCGCTCGTCCGGGCGAAACGAACAAGTGGGCGATTGACTACACAAGCTGGGTCGCTCCCATGGGCGGCAAAGGGCTTCTCTCGAAGACGCAGTTTTCGATCGATAAGAAGCCTCAGTCCCCGGACCCCAATGTGCCGGTCAATACCGACTACCAGATTTTCGTGGCGTTTAACACGTCGACCAACGGCAGCGTCAACACGAACGCTTCCGACCCCAACGGCGAGTCGCTGACTTACGCACTCGTGCCAATGTCGGGTCCGTCCTTCGGCGAAATCACCATGGACCCGAGCGGCACGTTCATATACGAGCCGGTCCTGGGCTTCGCCGGATACGACCGGGTGTTCTTCACCACGAGCAACGGCGCCAAGTCGATCACAAAGGAACTCATCCTTAAGGTCGGCGCCGACGGTATCCCTGCCGTGCCGGATACTTCTCTGACGAAGGATCTGGTAGTGCCGCTCTCCAGCGTGAAGATCGAGCACGATGTCGTAACGTTCGCTTTGGCTGCATCCTTTGGGGCCGACGTCGGTGACATCTACACGATGACGGTCAAGCAGCCCGCCATGGATTGCGAGAGCGAGTACTTCCATATATCGTGCTACGATATTCAAA